GTATAGACGTAACCGTGCTCTCCCAAATATTTGGAAATGCTAGTATGGTTGAACTCAGGGATGCGGTCAGAGACAGATCCTTGATCATCATCACCATATGTCTGCATGGCGACCTCGTCACAGAATCTACGCTCATCATGTTGCTTCAAATCCAAGATCGATCTGAAAGCACAACGTTTCAACAAACTATTGTTAGTGCCATTGGTGTACACAGTCAAATTGTGTCCGGAAGGTGTGGAACCAACTAGTTTGACCATATCGCCATTCAAAGCGATCACTGGATAACACACTTCTGTTGCGAGCGACTCCATAATTGCCAGATCATCCTTTGAGTAGGTACCAAAATCACGAGCAATATCGATGTAGAGGCGGAAGGAAGCAATATTCAGTTGTGAACTCATCCTCAGATCGTATTTGCTGAAATCTCCTGCCACAATGCGATCACTACCAAACTTGGAAATGTGTTTCATCATAGTGTCCCACTCATCCGACATAGGGTTGAGTCCAACGGCACATTCTGAAACTTGAGGGCACAAAGACAGGACCCGACAGATAGGCAAGAAATACTTGCGAAGACCCAACTGGAGAACAATATTGGCTGACTGAAATAGCCGCACTTTCTCCTTGTCTAGGGGGGTTGCTTCATCTTTCGGTACTGCTTTGAAAGGCTCATATGTGCGCTCTCCTCTTCTCCATTTTGCCTCATGTGAATAATATTCTTGCATAATGGAATTGTTGAACACTTTGGGGCAGGCTTGGTCAGGAGTTGGTTCCAACTCAACAATATGTGGGCGTTTTGGTCCTCCAAGTGGAAAACCCATGGAAGTTGACAAATTCATGGATTCTATGAACCGCTTGTTATCAATACCACTCACAACCTGAACATCTGACAAAGGAGTCAACTCACGACATAGATCTGGACTTACTTCAAGCACATCACCAATAGTTCGGTAATAGTCATTACAAGCATATTCCAAATCTATAGCAGGCACTGGAGATGCTGGTTTAGCCATATATTTCAATGACGCTGCCCAGAAAGTCTCTGCACCCACTTCTGTCTTGAACCGTGGTTGACCAAACTTGCATTCCACACCACACACTCGCTTAACCGTATCAGAAATGATAGTCTTGTGAATGTTCGACCTATATGTCGCTCCTCCAGTGATAGTACCCATGTATCCAAAAGTGGATTCTTCGTCAAGTGTCAGGATGGGACTCTTGGGATGCAGCTCCTCATTTGTCTTGAAGTTAATGCCGAACATACTTTGAGGTTCCACACCAGATTCAGCCAGCTTGACGTACAAGCGACTCTTAGACAGCTCTGCCAACGCCTCGTCAAACAATGGTTTGGTTACAACACAGGCTATGGCCTCATGCGTACCACCTCGCCCAGCTGAATGGAAGCCAACAATGAAGTGATTGCCTCTCACATCCATTGCCACTATCGGAGCCATGCAATCACCAACACTAGTGGGTTTGACTGAAGTGTACTGGTACGCATCATACGGAATCACTTTATCCACTTTAGCAACAGTTGGGACTAGTCTGATCTTATCACTATCAACATTTCCATTTTTGTGTTTGCGCAAAACGACTGCGCATTCACCATAGAACATTGATGGTGGAAGATAATGAGACATATCCTTTACATCGCCCATATGTGGAGCCAACACCAGACACAAATCAGTCAAACCAAGTCGTTGCGGGTTTTCCAGTATCACTTCATAGGACGTACCAGGGACTGCACCATTTTTATATGCTCTAGCACGTATCCTCTCACCTTTAAAAATATGGTGACTGATCATGAGGATTCCAGACTGCACTTCAAAAGCATTCATAGTGAAAGTGGTACCATCGTCACGTGTAGCTTCAATGAACACAGTGTTCTTCGAAGTTTGGGCGATAGTTTGCAGAGCCGTTCTGGTTTTAACATCTTCCGGTGCGGGCAAGGACATACGCAACTTTTCCCACTGTTCAGCTTTCACAGCATCAATGGTGGGTTTTTTGGCATCAGTAAGAGCAATGTCATGCGATGTCACTCCGCCCTGGGCACACAATTCCTTGCGTTGCCTCAAACACGTATAGAGCAATGTGACGACAGTCCCTATTCCAATAAGACAAGAAATTGCATAGCGTTTCTCCATAGACAAAGTGGCTCTCACAAAATTTGCTGCTCGCGTGACATATCTTAATCTGTACTCATAACGAAAACGAGTCCATATCATTAGAATGCCTGCAAGTGCAACAACAGCACACCAGCCCAACAGGAAAAGGAAGAAACCGCCAAACGATATCCCTCTGAACCACATCCATAGGATCCACAACGATTGAAATGCGCAAAACATCTTCCATCCGAAAACAAGAGGCCAATACAACACATCACAACAACTCAGATACGCAGTCATCTTGGCTTCAAGCAGCTTATCTTCAAAACCACCACGGAAACGATCCATCCACCATATAAATGATGTCTGTATTCTGGTGATCTCATCCAACGTTTCGACTACAT